GGGACTCACCAGATCCCCTGGGCGGATTATGTTCGCTCCTTTTGGAACGAGCTCCGCCGGGGGGGGAAGGTGCCGGCAGCCTGTAGTGTCCTTTGGACTGAGTTTCATTTCACCGCCAAGAGGGGCCCTAACGGTCCCGCTCTTTGGAGTGCTCTGTCTGACCTCGTCTCCCTTCCGGGGACTCTGTTCGAGAGCATTTCCGATCTTGGTGGTCCGGCGCTGCGTGGTATCATGCATCGCCTGATGGCTGATCCCGTCCTTCTCGGTCTGCCGGATCCCGAGTTTTTTGGCTCGGAACCCGGTGGGGTTAGAAGGCTTGTTGGGATCCCGGATCTGGAGGGAAAGACGCGGGTGATCGCTATTCTGGACTATTGGTCTCAGACAGCTCTTCGCCCGGTCCATGACTTCCTCTTCGGGGTCCTGAGGACCATCCGCCAGGACATGACATTCAACCAGGGCTCCTTTGTGGACCACGTAAGTCGGTGGGGTCCGGGGGTAACCCTTTACTCCATCGATCTCACGGCGGCCACCGACCGTTTTCCGGTCGATGTGATCGCTCTGGTCCTTAGGGGGCACTTCGGTGAAACCTTCGTCCAAGCCTGGAGGGATATCATGGTGGGTTACCCATTCATGACCCCTGAGGGGAAGGAGGTATCGTACTCCGTGGGGAACCCCATGGGAGCGATGTCTTCTTGGTCGTCCTTTGCAATCACCCACCACTTCGTGGTGTATGTTGCTTGCGTACGGCTTGGAATGAAGTGGAGGTCCAGTAGGTATGTCGTCCTTGGGGACGACGTCCTTATTGGGGACTCCTCCCTAGCCGAAGAGTATCTGGCGATGCTGGGGGCCCTTGGGGTAGAAGTATCCTCCGCTAAGACGTATGTGTCTCCTCACATGTGCGAGTTCGCGAAGCGGTACCTCTTTGAGGGAGAGGAGGTAACTCCTTTCCCCGTCTCGTCCGTCACCTCGAACCTGGGAGATGTCAGTCTCCTGGTTTCCGGGATGATGGGCGAGACCCGCAAGGGGCTGCGGCCATCGTCGGGTATCCCTGGGGCAGTCGAGACCCTTTCGCGGGCCATTGGTCGGAGTTTCCGCACAGCGCGGGAGCTCTCCAAGATGGCACGTGAGGTCGAACTCGGAACGCTATTCGTCCAGGGATTCGTGGAGGCGGGGGAGCTTCTCCTCCGTCTTAACCACACTCTCGACGAGCCCTCCCGTGACTACCTTCACTCTATGAGTGCGGGAATCGTGGAAGGGGCAATCCGAGATTTCGTCCTCGGGTCTCTCTCGAGGTCTTCGTCCAGCCTCGGCCCCCGCTTTCTTGCGGAGGTCGATCAGCTGATGAAGCCCTCGGGGCTGTTCAAGGTGACCGCCGACCGTATGGCCCTAGTTCCCGCGTATTCCGTCCTGGTTGCCTTCTCGGCTAAGGCGGGACTCTTCTATAAGAGGGGTCTCCGTCTCCTGGAGGGTGACACGGGTAGTCTAGTGGGGGAATCGCTCGGGGATGTTCTCTCCGAGTCCCTCACTCTCGACAACCCCAAGATGGATGCTCGGGGTCGACGAGCTAGGGCCTGGGGTCGGTTTGGACGCCTCCTCCGACGCCACTCTAAGCGAGCCCTCAAGAAGTACCCCCTTGATCTGGGGGAGACTCGAGAGGTCTCGTTTATTACCCTGCCAGGCCCGAGCAAGGGATACCCAATTGGGTCCCTTCACTCGGTCCTGGGGGGGAACCTCCCTACCGTTAGGCTCATCCGAGCCTACCGGAATCCCAACTTCGGTAGGGATTAGGAGGTTGTGGTGGTCGTGGAGAGGTCCGGGACGGTCCCCACTCAGGCAGGGTTCCCACACCCTGACCTGCTCCTGGGCAAAACTCCTCGCTGCGTGTCCGTACGCGACGCCTCACCGAGTTTCTCGGGGTTGGAGTCTTGGGCGGGTGCAGAGGTTACCGGGTCTTCCGGGGTTCCTTTGGGAGCTTCGGGAGCGTAACGGGCCTCCCACCTGTCTTGGATCCCTTACCGAG